AAAGCCTTCTCGAAGCCGCCATCGCCGGAGTCACTGCGCCGTCCGCCAGCACGGTGGCAGCAGCCGTGCGTTCCGAGCTTTCGGTCGAGTTGGCCCGAGTGGACCAAGCCGTGAGCAGCAGACTCGCTGCATCCGAAGCCTCGAAGCTCGACGCGGTGAAAGCCAAGACCGACCTGCTCCAGACCGACCGCCTCGCGCAATGCTCGACCGTGGCCACCACCGGAGCCCAGCTCGCCGCCGCCCTGAGCTAACCATGGACACGCACCAAGCCGCCGCCTCCTTCACCGGCCTCGTCGCTACGGCGACGGGGCTCGGGGTGTCGATGCTCCCGGAGATCGAAGCCTGGCTGCGCATCGCCTCGCTCCTAGTCGGCATCGCGGTCGGCGTGGCCTCGCTCTACGCCATCCTCAACAAGAAGCGCCCGCCGCACGACCCTTAAAACTTAATTCTTAAAACTTAAAACCTCTCCCTCCCCCATGAATAAATTCCTCTCGCACCTAAAACAGCCGTCCACCTGGGCAGGCATCGCCTCGCTCGTAGCCCTCACCGGTTGGCAAGTCAGTCCCGACCAATTTTCGGCCATCAGTGCGGTTGTCATCGCGCTCGTGGGAGCCTACGAGGTATTCCGCGACGAGAAGAAATGACCTCGCCCGCCCAGATCGCCGCCACCGGCCTGCTGCTCGGCTACATCTTTCTCTGCATCTCATTTTTGACCGGCTGCAGCACCCTCGGCATCTCGCTCGAAACCGACTACGGCAGGTTTTCTTACACCCTCCCCGAAATCCCCGCGCTCAAGGACAAATGACCACAGAGGACACAGAGAGCACAGAGGCGGAACTTAAAACTTAATTCTTAATTCTTAAAACTTCTGATGCTCCCCCCGGGCCGTCCACAACAAGCGAAGTCCAAAACGCAAGCCCTGCTTACAAAAGCTCGCGTGGCTGATGAGGTCGCTCTGGTGGGCATTCGCGGGTATTACAGAGACACGATGGGCAAGCCCGGCGAAAACGACCGAGGCATCTACGACGACGCGATTTTTCTTATCAGTCCCAACGCCTACGCGACCTTCAACGCCAACACCGATCCCTCGGTAAAACGCAAAGGCATCGCCGTTCTGAAACCCGGCGTGCATCGCTACCGCAAAGGCAAGCACGGCCTCAGCAAACCCGGCGGCGGCTACCCCGCCTTTCGCCCCGCCACGCCTGGCGAACAACTCCCCGTGACCCGCGACGGCGAAGGCGACAGCATGGGAACCGCCATCAACCTGCACAAAGGAGGCTACAACACTACGAGTTCGCTCGGCTGTCAGACGATCCACCCCAGCCAATGGACCGCGTTCGTCGCTCTCGTCTATTCCGAAATGGACCGCGCCGAGCAGAAGACCATCCCTTACCTACTCGTCGAGGAGGAAGCATGAGCCGTCTCCGCAAACCCAAAACCTCCCCACCGAAAGACCGCGAAGCCGTGCTGCTCCAAGTCCGGCAGCTCCTCGCCGAGCATTTCGATGTCGGCCTCTGCATCGTGAGTTGGGAAGCGGAGGGCGAGACTTTCTACATGGATTTGAAATTCGGCAACGACTACGCCGCCCGCGCCCTGTGCCGAGAGGCCGACGAAATTTTGTGGCCTTACGAAACCGAAGACGAAGACGAGGAGGACGAAGAATGAAAACTAACAAACTGCAAAACATCGTTCACGCCAGCCAAGTCACCGCCGCGCAGAACGAAGCAGCCCAAGCCCGCGCCCAGCTTGAAGCCGAGCGCCGCGCCCACGCCGAAACGATCAAGGCTCTGGAGCGTTCGCGTTTCACCAAAGCCCCGCGCAAGGTCACGCCCGCCACATCGAAGGCCGGAACCGGCGACATCATCGAAGTCATTTTCTCCGATGTCCACGGCAACAAACACGACCCCGCCGCGATGGCTGCTTTCCTCGGTGATCTCAAATCCCTCAACCCCGACCGACTCATCATCGGCGGCGATTTCATCGACTGCGGCGGCTTCCTCGCCGAGCACCACACGCTCGGCTATGTCGCCGAGACCGAGGATTCCTACGAGGACGACATCGCTGTCAGCAATTCCCTGCTCGACCAAATCCTCGCCGCCGCCTCGCCCTCCGAGGTTCATTATGTAGAAGGCAACCACGAATGGCGCGTCGAGAGATGGGCGCTCACCCAACGCCTCGCTCACCACAAGGATACCGACCTGCTTCGCCGCACCTTCTGCCCCGAGCATGTGTTGAGGCTCAAAGACCGAGGCATCCGCTATTATCACCAGGGCAAAACCCACGGCGATTGCGACACGCCGGGCTGGGTCAAAATCGACAAGGCTTTTTTCGTTCACAAGATCAGCAACGCCCGCGACGCCGCCGGGCAAGCCATGGCCAAAGCCGCTGCGAACATTGTCTTCTTCGATACCCACCGCGCCGCCTACAAGCCCATGCACCTCCCTGGCGTCGGCCTCATTTCCGCATGGAACCCCGGCTGCCTGTGCAAACGCCAACCCCTCTACGCCAACGCCCGCCCCACCGAGTGGACGCACGGCTACCTCGTCCGCTTCATCAGCAAAAAGACCGGCAACTTCCAGATGGTGAATGTCACCATCAACGAAGGCACCAGCTACGCCAGCCTCCTCCTCAAACCCAAGTCCGCATGAACAAACTCGCCGCCATCGCCCTCAAGCACAAAGCCCTCAAATACGGCATTCCCGCAAACCAAGGATGGCTCACCCGCCAGCAAGCCGCCCGCCAACTCGGTTGCCCCGAGCGCAATGTCCACGACCTCCTGCGCGACGCCATCGAAGCCCGCGACATCGAGAGCAAAAAGTTCAGCGATTGGGACGCCGCCACCATGCGCCCCGTGCAAGTCACCTGCTACCGCATCATCGAGCCCGGCACCCCCAAGCCCGCCAAATCCTCGCCCCAAGCCATCGCAGGCATTCCGGCCCATTTGCTCGACCGGGTGCAAGCCGTCCTCGCCCGCCATCGCGGCAAGACCCCCAGCCAACTTGCAGACCTGATGCGATTCAAAGGCGAGCCGCGCATCAGCGCCAAAGCCATCCGCGCCCTCCTTGACAACCATCCGCACAATAAAAGGTAGATGCCAGACGATCAGACCATAGTCGAAGGCGATGCTGGATTTATCGGCATGGCCAGCCGCCTCAACCCGCTGCAGTTGCAAGCGGGCATGGTCCAATACGCCGAAAACATGCGACTCGACCGAGGCGTCGCCCAGACGCGCAAAGGGGCCAAACGCCTGGGCGACGGCATCGCGGCGGGCACCCAGCCAATGGTCATGCCGTTTTTGATCGATAATTCGGCCATCATCGAAACGATTTACGAGGGCGGTATCCGCGCTTCGGGAACCTTTTCCTCGCCGAATTATTTCGATGCGAGCGAATACATTGTCCTGTGCGGGCCGACCTCGGCGTTTCTCTATCGGCAAGATGAGCCGATTGTCGAAATCCAATACCCCAACAACGGCACGGCGGCGGATGAGGTGATCGAATTGAGCGATACGGTTTCGACCGTGCAGGCTTTCAACCGATTTTACATTCTCCGCGAGGCCGATATGAGCGTGACGGGCTGGGATTGGCAATACACCACCGCCTCTGGCATCGCGGTCTCGGGGACAACGGCCACGGTCCACATCACCGCTCACGGCTATGTCGCCGGGATGCGGGTGCGGATCGAGGAGGGCAGCCAAGCGGCTTTCCAAGGCCATGAGTTCGACATCCTCGCCGCGACGGCCAATGCCTTCACCATCGCCGTGCCCGCTGGCACAGCGCCCGATGTCGCCGCCGACATCGCAATCCGCCGAGTCAAGCCGCCGCTGTGGTGGGATGGTTCTTTGAGTGAGTTTGTGCGGGCCGATGCGGGAGTCCCCGCCGCAGGCGTGACCTTCAAGACCCTGCGCTCCACCGGCTGGGCCAGCTATATCGGAAACAGACTCTGGATTCCTGATGGCCGCGATGCCGTGGCCATATCCGATGTTCTCGACCCCGACCTCTACGATCCGTTTTTCCAGAGCTTTCGCGCCAACCAGGGCTCGAACGACTACCTCGTCGCCATTCACCCATGGGTCGAAGGCCAAGCACTGGTCTTCCTGCGCAACTCGATCTGGATTGCCAATCTCACTGACACGAGCAACGCGACCGGCACAGATTTCGCGGTGGACTCTGCCATTTCCAAGTTAACGCTCCTGACTGACGAGATCGGCTGCGTAGCCCGCCGCTCGATCCAGACGGCAGGTCAATTTGTGTTTTTCCTCTCCGATGCCGGAGTTTACCGCCTCGATACCCAGCTCGACCTCAAGCTCCGCGCCAACACCCAGCCGCTCTCGGACCCCATCGCCGACCAGATCGACGAGATCAACAGCGACTACGCGCACCTCGCCGTAGGCCGTTGGTGGAACAACCGCTATTACCTCGCGGTCCCAATCGGCGAGAACGCCACGGCCAACAACACCCTTTTCTTGTGGAACGCCCTGAACTCGCAATGGGAAAGCCGCGACACCTACGCAATCAACCTCGACGAGCTACTGGTCGCCACCTACTCCAGCCAACGCCGCCTCTTTGCAGCCAGCCGCGCCGGAACGCTCTTCCTGCTCGATGAGCTGGACTACGGCGACGATGTGCCTTTTTCAAACACCCAAGACCTCTCCACCGACATCCCCGGCTATCTCCTGACGCGCCGCTACGGATGGGGCAGCCTCAACACCAAGCGGCTCACCCGCGCCAAAGCCTCCCTCCTGCTCCCCGCCGAAGCCTCCTGCGAACTCCGCGCCATCACCACCGACTACGACGCCGACTACCAAATCGCCACCCTCGCCAATACCTCGGGCGAGCAAGAGGACTACACACTCAAAGCCCCCCTCCGCACGAAGGCGACCGGCCTCGACCTCGAATACCACACCCTCACAGGCCGCCCGACCCTCCGCCAAATCAGCGCCGAAGCCACCCGCAGCGCCCTAGACCCCACCGAAACCCGCACCCTCAACTAACATGGCAACCATCACCAAAGGCAAAACCTTCGTAAACGGCGAACTCGTCACCCCCGAGAAAATCCACCAACTCGTCGATTCGGCCACCGTCGCCAACATCACCAACGCCGAC